CTTTGGAACAGTTCCAAAATAAAAAAGTTTTTAAAACAAAAGTCCACTCTTATTGCCTTTGATTTGTCGTATTGTTTCATGCAATTCTATTTCGCCGAGCTTATGCGATTTGTAAATGGCTTTGGCTTGTAGGTAGGCATTTTGCGCTTGTTCTTTGATATCAAAGTAACCCAAGGTAATGACAATAGGACTAACGCCTATCATCGCCCGCCATTTACTGTACTTAGCAAACCATGTAACCCCTACACATCCTGAATTGCTATCCTTATGGGGCTTCCGATCTTGTGTAAATGGTTTAGGTTTGGTTGCCTTGCGGTATTCAATGGCTTGCTTGTTAAGTAATGCCTGTTCTGTTTCCCACCAACGGGTTGCCGCTTCATCAGGGTTATCAATCCAATATTTAATCCATCGTTCCCTATTGGCTATGCCACCCATCATAGTATCAACGGGCATACCACCACGGGCAATGTTCCAACCTATTCGGTTAGTAGGTCTTAACAATCCTTCAATGTGTTCGCAATATTCTCGGGTGTCGGCTACTACAACTATTTCATAAATTAGGTTGGGGTGTTTGCAGATAGCCCGATTAACAACTGCACAATGTTTGTCGGGGTTTGTTTGTGCCGCCCTTTTGTGTTCGGCCCATCTTTCACGCGCCATGCCGTTAGTAATGCCTACATAACCTTGCTTGGTAATGTTGGTATGTTCTGGCTTGTGTATCCAATAAACAACACTTGCGCCTTTAGGTTGATGTTCAATTCCTATTTGCATTTGTCACCATAAACGCATAGTCGGCCTGTGTGTATTCTTTCTCGCCATCTTGGGTGTAGTGTGTGTACTTGCCTTGGCGTTCTAGTTTGGTCTTGTGGCTATGGTCGGCTTGGCACAAGCTTTGGAAAATGTTGTGCAAGAAAGCGTGTTTGCCTATGTGTTTCCAGGGGAATACGTGATCTACGTGCTGTGCTGCCTCTACCTTGCCCCTGCTTAGGCAGGCTTGGCATAGGGGTTGTATGGATAGCTGGCGTTGTCTAACGCTGCGCCAAGCTGGTGTTTGATATACGCTATCTGTCTGTCTAGCGTCTAGGTTGTCTTTGCCGCCGTGCTTAGTGCAGTAGCTGTTCAGCTTGCTTCTTGGCTCTTTGCATCCTAGTTCACCGCATTTACTGTTGTTTGGGTATGTCGGCATTATTTGTTAGGCATAGGACAAGCCAATCGGGTGATATCCCCAAACCAGCAATGATGCTGCCGGTCTCATCCACCAAGATCGGAGTCGTCCAGCCCCATTCCTTGATGCTTGCCGCAATCTGGCCGACTTGCTCATCCGAATGCGTCCTGGCATTGCGAGCGTAGGGCACCAGTTTGGTGATAGGCCAGCGCTCCACCTTGTCTGCGGGATTGTGTGTTTTCGTGGTCATGCCGCATTGTCCTCCAAAATTTGTTTGTGCGCTAGCTTCATGGCATCCTTGAGGTCCAGTCGCAGCTGCTCGTTTGCGGCCACCTCATCCTGCAGCCTGGTGTAGCACTCGGTGGCAAACTTGGCCAGGGTGTCGTATTGCCAGCTTGCGAAGTCTGGGGTTTCTCGGTGTGGGGTCATTTTTTCATGCTCATATTCGGCGTTACAAGATCATGCCATTTTTTATGACATGCGCGGCAAAGATAAGATGATGGCCATTTGTCGGCGTCTGGAAATAAATACTGTGGTGCCCAATGATGATATTCACCTCCTTTTGATTTGCATACTTCACAGTTTATTTGTTCGCCATCCTCTTCCATATATTTTGCAGTTTTTGTTTTTACATATTGCAATATGCCGTTTTCAATTGCGTGTTGAAGTGCTATTTGTTTTTTAATATATTTATTTGACACTTCACCGCAGTCTACGCAATACATAGGATAGACGGTCGATCCTGATTGCGTATTGGTAATTCCGATTTTGAGATGCTCTGATCCGCAATTTTTGCACTTATCCACAAATTGTTCCTTTAATGTAAAAAAAACGCACATCGTGGTTGGGACAGTGGGACACCCCTAAAGGGGTGTGTCCCATTTGTCCCAATCTGCCTCGCCTTGTCCATTGGGACGAATGTCCCAAATGTCCCGTCCTTGTCCCAATTGTCCCAGTCACTTTTCTGCCTTTCTGAGCATCATAGAAGCTGCAGTCACGTTGTCAGTGACGACCCATCCGTGAGCTTGTGCTTGAATAATTTGGGAGTTCAGCAGGTTATAAATTAACCTCCCTTGTTTACTGGCTTGAGAATATGTTTTCGCTGTTGCCTCTGACAATCCCTCGTTACTCATAAGATAGTCAATCAATGCACTCCTGGACAAATAAGGATTGCCATTATTATCTTCAGCGCCAGATGACCACCAGGCATTTGTAAATTTCCGAATATCTTTGGAGTTTTCAGATTCTAATTTAGGTTTCTGCTCAGGCACATTATTTTCAATTGCAAAGACTGCGCCTTTTATTTCCTCGCCATCTTCATCAAACCAACCAAGGGCCACGGGTTGCAGTTTGCCCCAAAAGGTTTGAGGTTCTTCCGTGTCCTTCATCTTGGTGCAGCTCACTTCAATCAGGCCATCCTTCTTTGTGACCATGATTTGAGAGTCCATTGAGGCTTTCCATGCGCTGGACCCTCTGGCGCGGTGCTTGGCTTCCACGGCATTGCCAGTGTGGTGGACCAAGCACATGCCAGCGTTGAGGGCGCGGCCTACGATCTGGACAGCGTTGAGCATGTTGCGGGTGTCCTTGGCATCATTCTCATTGCCCGTCATGTGGTTGTTTACAGTGTCGATGGTGATCTGGACTGCATCCTCGGTGGTCAGCTCGCGCACGGCTTTGATGATCTGGGCCGATGCTGCTGGGCTGTCCATGTCAATGGCCTTGTTGGAGATGAGCAGGTTGTCCAGCCGGTCAATGTTGTTGGCCTTGCACCAGGAGGCCACCCGCTGCCTGATGCCGTAGTTGCCCTCGCCTGCCATGTAGACTGGGATGCCCTTCTTGGTGCGGTGTCCATGCCAGTCCAGGCCAGCGGCAATGTGGCAGGCAATGTCCAGGGCCAAGAAGGTTTTCCCGCCGCCTGACTCGCCGTAGATCATGGTGACAGCAAGGTCAGGCACCCATCCTTTGACAATCCATTTGATAGGCGCTGGCTGCCCGAGGTAAGAGGTGGCTCGCGTAAAGAAGTATTCTTGCGTCTCGGCCCTGGTAGCTGCAAGGATTGCATCTGCCGCCTCTGAGCCAATGCTGGTAGATGCGGCCACATCACTTTCTGGCTCGTACCTGGCCACCGATTTGACGATCTGGGCCAGCTCGGATGACGGTAGAGGTATTTCGCAACGGGTTTCATTGGCAATGGCCAGAGCCGCCATGATCTCTGCCTCGGTCATGCCGTAGCGCCGCATTGCGCCGCCCAGGGCTGTCAGGCCGTTGTTTCTACTGCCCTGGATAAGACCACCGCCAGTTGTTGATTGCTGGCGCTCTGCTGGCTTACGCATGGCGTTGTAGGCGTTCATCCAAGTCTGCGGGACTTTGAACGGTGCTACGCCATCAAATGGGTCGCTGGAGGCTTCCCACTCATAACTGCGCCCTTCAATGGTGCTGGGGAAGGCCACAAAGTAACGTCCATCGGCCAGCAGGTCAACGCCCTCAGTGAGCTTGCAAGACCTGATTTCGGGGTTGTAGTCTGCGATGTGGTGGAAGCCACCGCCTGCTGTGATCTGCATTGCGCCATCAGGCACGCTGCCATGATTTTCAGTCCAAGCAGCCCATGAGTTGTCGCCGCCATTGCGAGGGTCAATGTCAAAGACGACGATGCCTGAGCGTTCGCCTGCAGCAATGCCGATGTTGAAGTCTGGGTTCTGCGCCCACCACCTGGCAATCTGCTCTAAATCAGTGGTGGCATCCTTCACCCCATGCTGGGTGGCAGGCACCTTGCCATTGGGCACCACTGGGATGACATGCCAACCCCAGGACGCATAGAACAGTGCTGCTTCAGCTTTGGTTGTCATTGCGATCTGCCTTCAGTGTTCCCTCAGTTTTAACCTCCAGCTCGTACTGCCGAGACATGGGAGGCTTTTCGCCCCACTGGTAGATCACTTGCGGCCACACATCCAGCACATCAGCCAGCTTTTTCAAGCTGCCGTAATAGGCAATTGCTTCCTCAGTTTTCATCTTTTCCACCTTTTTTGAAAATATTTGTTGACATCTTACACGGAAACCTGATACAGTGCAACCACACCCAGAACAGATTTCCTGAAGTGGGTGCCAAAAAGGAGAGCCAAATGGCTATCAAGTTGAAGTCAACAGGCGGTCTAACCGCCAATGGAGTGAAGGTGTTGGTGTACGGCGCAGCAGGGTCAGGCAAGACCACGCTGGTGCAGACGCTGCCTAATGTGATTGTGCTGAGTGCCGAGGGTGGCCTGCTGTCCATCCAGGACGCTGACCTGCCCTACATCGAGATTGCCTCGATGGACGATCTGCGCGAGGCATTTGACTGGTGCAGGGACAGCAAGGAGGCCGCGGGGTTTCAGTCAGTGGCGTTGGATTCGATCAGTGAAGTGGCCGAGGTGGTCCTGTCCCATGAGCTGAAGAAGTCCAAGGATGGCCGCGCAGCCTATGGCGAGATGAACAGCACGATGACGGAGCTGATTCGCGCCTTCCGTGACCTGCCGGGCAAGCATGTCTACATGAGCGCCAAGCTGGAGAAGTCCACTGATGAGATGGGCAAGATGCTCTACAACCCTGGGATGCCAGGCAAGAGCCTGACCCAAGGCTTGCCCTACTTCTTCGACGAAGTCTTGGCCTTAAGGGTTGAGCGCGATGCGGAAGGGATAACCCAGCGTGCCCTCATGTGCGACTCGGATGGCCTCTGGCTGGCCAAGGATCGGTCGGGCAAGCTGGAGGCTTGGGAAGCTCCTGATCTGGGTGCAATCATTGCCAAGATTGGTGGTTCCAAATGAATATCAAAGAAATGTTTGATTGTGACGAGTTGATTGCGCAAGAAACTGATCTTGGCGAGTTGTCCAAGATGTGGCTGATTGCCAAGGAAAACGAAGCATCAGCAACTGGTGATCGTCGCAAGATCGAGGATCGAATCAAGTCTTTAGTTGGATTTGAGGAGACCACTGAGGGCACAGAGACGGTCACACCGCCCAATTTCACGATCAAGATAGCTGGCCGCATCGATCGCAAGGTTGACTCGGATAAGTTGCAGGAGTTAGCTGCCGAGGCTGGATTGAGTCAGCATCTTGCGACGCTTTTTCGCTGGACACCTGAGCTGAACATGGCGATCTGGAAAGCAGCAGACGAATCCATCACCAAGCCGCTTGCGGCTGCAATCACGGCCAAGCCTGGCCGCCCATCTTTCAAAATTATCCCCAAGGAGTAAATCATGGCTTTTTTAAACGAAGAAATTAACATCAACGAACTGCCTCAAGGCAATGGAAACTTTGAGCCGCTGCCTGCCGGCTGGTACACCGCGACCATCACCAAGGCTGAGCTGAAGGTTACAAGCGCAGGCAATGGCCAGTACATCAAGCTGCGCTACGACATCACTGGCCCGAGCCATCAAGGTCGTGTCGTCTTTGGAAACCTGAACATCAAGAACCCGAATGTCAAGGCCGAGGAGATTGCTCGCCAGCAACTGGGCGACATCATGCGAGCCATTGGCTTGGCCAAGGTGGTTGATACCGACAACCTGATTGGTGGCCAGATCAGCATCAAGTTGTCAATCAAAGAAGATCCAAAGCACGGTGCCAGCAATGAGGTCAAGGGCTTTAAATCGGTCTCTGGCAGCTCAGCGCCTGCTACCTCAGACATCTTTGCCAAGGCTGCTACGCCAGCTCCAGCAGCTCCCGCCAAAACACCCTTTGGTGCGCCTTGGAAAAAGAAGTAAGGCAGAAAGAAAGCCCCAACCCGTTGAAAGGTTGGGGCATAAAAATGGAACTGCAAAAAGGAGAACCCATGAAGATTCCCGAATCAGAGCATAACATCCAGTCGCTGATTGACAAGCACCACGAAGAGAAGTCCGAGGTGCCGCGCCCACACCTGGGGGCCAGTACGCTTGGTCATGTGTGTGATCGGTGGCTGTGGCTGAACTTCCGCTGGGCTGTGCAGCAGACCTTCCCAGGACGCATCCTGCGGCTTTTCAGGCGTGGCCAGGAGGAGGAGGCCACCATCATCAGCGACTTGCGAGCCATCGGCCTCGATGTCCGCAAGGTGTCTGCCCAGTTCAAGGTGGACTTTGGCAGCCATGTCAGTGGATCGCTCGATGCCATTATTGATTCTGGCGTGCCAGGGGCACCCAAGGCAAAACACATTGCCGAGTTTAAGACGGCATCCAAAAAGGCATTTGACGACCTGGAAAAGCACGGCGTTGAGAAGTCTAAGCCCGAACACTTTGTCCAGATGCAGGTCTACATGGCCGGCACCCAGATCGACCGCGCCTTGTACTTGACCGTTTGCAAAGACGATGACCGCATCCACACCGAGCGCATCAAGTACGACAAGGAAGTGGCAACCAAGGCCATTGAGCGTGGGCAGCGCATTGCGCTGACCGACAGGATGCCCGAGCCAATCAGCGCGGACCCGAGCTGGTATCAGTGCAAGTTCTGCCCAGCTCACGACTTTTGCCACCAGTCTAAGACGACAAAGCATGTCAACTGCCGCACCTGCGCCCATGTGACGCCGCTGTCGGACAGCACCTGGCACTGCGCCAAGTGGGACGATGTGATTCCGCTTGAGTCTCAGCGCACCGGCTGCGAGAGCCATGTCCTGCACCCTGATCTGGTGCCTTGGAAGCGCCTGGAAGGGCCAAGCGACTGGGTGGCAGTCTATGAGATCGACGGGCTGGGAATTGCCAATGGTGAGCCGGGTGAGGGGGTCTATGGGTCAAAGGAACTGCTTGCTAATGCTGCGGCTTGCGGGAGTGGTGATCCGCTGATTGCTGAGGTGCGGCAAAAGTGGGATGGTCGGATATGTTGAGAGACTACCAACAGCGCACCATCGACCAGCTCTACGCCTGGTTTAGCGCAGGCAACCAAGGCAACCCCTGCCTGGTCCTGCCTACCGGCTCAGGCAAGAGCCACATCGTGGCCGCGCTGTGCAAGGATGCTATCCAGAACTGGCCTGAGACTCGGGTACTGATGCTGACCCATGTCAAGGAGCTGATTGAGCAGAATGCCGACAAGATGCGCCAGCACTGGCCAGGGGCACCAATGGGCATCTACAGCGCTGGCATTGGCAGGCGTGATCTTGGCGAGCCGATTACGTTTGCTGGCATCCAGTCGGTGCGCTCAAAGTCAAAAGAACTTGGCCATGTCGATCTGGTCATCATTGATGAATGTTTTGTTGCTGGAACTAAAATTTCAACACCGAAAGGACAAATAGACATTGACAAAGTGAGGTGCGGTGACTTAGTATTTAATACACGCGGGGTTGGCACGGTAGAAACCGTTAGTTGTCGTAGTGTTTTAGAAACTTTACTTGTGGATCTTGATGATGGAACCCAATTTGAATGCACCGGAAATCACCCAATTTTTACCGCCAATGGATGGCAAAAAGCAGAACAATTGGAGGTCGGAACGCATCTTTTTTGCATTGAAGATGTGTCCAGCTTGTGGAGCAGAATTCAAACCTTGGATCAAAAAGGACAACAACGAAAAAGTAATTTCAGCAATGTCGGAACCATTTTGGAAAAAGCAGAATTATTGCTCCGTAAAGTGTGCAAAGAAATCACACCCGACGGTGCTGAATGCAGAAGCACGCAAGCGAATGCGGGAAACTTTGAAAAGAATCAGGCATCAACCTATTCAACGTGGAGGAAACGGGCAATTGCTTCCTTTGCCACAGTTGGCGCTTCTTCATGCGTTGGGGGAAGGATGGACGGCGGAATATTCAATCAAGACCAAAGCGGGACATTTGAACGGAACATATCCGAATGCGTACAAGGTGGACATTTGTTCTCCGGAAAAAATGATTTGCATCGAACTGGATGGGGGAAGTCATGGCAGCGACGAGAGAAAAATGCAGGACAGGAAGAAAGACCAATATCTTGCGGCCCTAGGGTGGCGCGTGTATCGCGTATCAAACGAGAAAGCCCTGTACTTGTATTCAACCTTCAAGTCAGTGGACATCCTTCTTACTTCGCTAATGGAATAGCGTCTCACAATTGCCACCTGGTCAATCACAAAGATGAGGGTGGCTATCGGACATTGCTATCAAACCTGTATCAGACAAATCCGCACCTGCGGGTGATAGGCTTAACGGCCACGCCCTACCGCCTTGGCCACGGTCTGATCACCGACAAGCCGGCACTGTTTGACGACCTGATCGAGCCGGTCAGCATCGAGGAGCTGGTCTTCAAGAACAACCTGGCACCACTGCGCAGCAAGGTCACCAAGGCCAAGCTGGACACCAGTGGCGTCCACAAGCGTGGCGGGGAGTTTATCGAGGCCGAGCTGCAGGCAGCCGTGAACACCGACGCCAACAACCTGGCCGTGGTGCAGGAGGTGATCGAGCTGGCCGGAGAGCGCAAGGCCTGGCTGTTCTTCTGCGCTGGCGTCAAGCACGCCGAGAACGTGGCCTTCGTCCTGAGCACGATCCACGGCATCCCTGCAGCCTGCGTGACCGGCGAGACGCCAAAGAAGGAGCGCGAGCAGATGCTGGCCGACTTCAAGGCTGGCCGCCTGCGCGCCCTGACCAATGCCAACGTGCTGACCACCGGCTTCGACTACCCTGACATCGACCTGATCGCCATGCTGCGCCCGACCATGAGCGCGAGCCTCTATGTGCAGATGGCCGGCCGAGGCATGCGGGTCAAGAGCCACACCGATCACTGCCTGGTGCTGGACTTTGCTGGCGTGGTGGCCACGCATGGGCCGATCACGGCCGTGCAGCCGCCCAAGAAGGCCGGAGAAGGCAATGGCGAGGCACCAGTGAAGGTCTGCGATAACTGTGGCGAGCTGTGCGCCATTGCAGCGCGCGTGTGCTCGGCATGTGGCCATGCCTTCCCAGAGCCTGAAAAGCGCAAGCTGGAGCTGCGCCAGGACGACATCATGGGCCTAGAAGGCATCGACCTCGATGTCACCGGCTGGACCTGGCGCAAGCACGTCAGCCGCGCCAGTGGCAAGGAGATGATCGCCGTGACGTACTACGGTGGCCTGAGCGATCCGGCCATCACCGAGTACCTGCCCATCATGCATGAGGGATATGCCGGCCAGAAGGCCATGCAGCAGCTCGTGACGATGGCCGAGCGTGGCCAGATCGCACCAGGCGGCCTGAATGTCCAGACGCTGGAGGAGATGGTCGCCAATCTCAACCAGACGCAGCCGCCGCGCAGCATCGAGTTCAAGCGCGACGGCAAGTTCTTCCGGGTCATGCGCCGGAGGTGGGAGTGAGAGGCCGCGCCCTGCCGCACTATGGCAAGCTGGGTGTGGCCAGCCTGTCCAGCGAGGTCAAGGCCATCTGGTACAGCCGCCACATCGATCCAGAGCCGTGCGAGCCGATTGACTTCTGGTGGCCGACGCAGACCGATCCTGATCTGTGGATCAGGCAGGACTTTGCGCGCCGCCTGGTGGCCATCACGCCGCTGACCGAGCAGGAGGAGCAGGCTGTCATCCTGTGCGTAATGGAAAACTGCACGCTGCGCGAGGCAGGCGAGGTGATGGGCCGAACGCAGGAGCGTGTGCGCCAGATTCTGATGAAGGCAATGCGCAGATTTCGCAAGCACCAGTCAGAGCTGACTGGCGTGCCGATGTGGGAAGTAGACGACAGGGTGATGCCCTGGTTTTGGTGGCAACATGAACAAAGGAGAGAACGTGACAAGACCGCAAGAACCTGAATTTCTGATCCAGTGGCGTGAATGGATGCGCGCCGGACCACCGAAGTGCTGCCACACCTGTGAGCATTACGGCACCGATGGCCTGTGCGTTGAGTTCTTCCAGGAGCCGCCAGCAGAGTTTGCGGCTGAGGTGGATGTCTGCGACAAGTGGGAATCGGAGCTGCCATTTTGACCACCGACCGCATCCCGACCGAGCATGAGGAGCAGCGCGAGCTGGTCCGCTGGTTTCGCCAGTTCCACCCAGATGTGCTCATCTTCGCTATACCCAATGGCGGCAGCAGGTCAAAAGCCTCTGCAGGCCGTTTAAAAGCCGAGGGTGTAGTACCAGGCATCCCTGATCTTTTTATCCCAGCCAAGGGGTTGTGGATCGAGATGAAACGGGTTAAAGGCGGTGCCCTCAGTCTTGAGCAGAAGGCCATGATGCAATACCTTGAGAGTGTGGGATATTGTGCTATAGTGTGCAAGGGTGCTGAGGATGCCAAGTCAAAGATCAGCGCCTTTTTTGAAACAAGGAACACACCATGACTGAGAAAATCAAAGACCGCTACATGACCGTCCGACTGCCAGCCGACATCGAGCGTGAGTTGAGAAAGATGGCCGAGCGCAACACCAGGACGCTGGCCGCGCAAATCCTGCACTACCTCAAGCAGAGCCTGGCCAGAGAAAGTACTTAGGGTTTGTCCCTATAAAATAGTTTGTGGATTGTGTGAAATTGTGGGAAAGAGTGTTTAGAATCCTGCCTAAGCCCTCGCACTGTGCATAGGGTCTTAACCAAGGAAAACATCATGACAACTGCAACACTAAATCGTGACCTCACCACGTACGGCGTAGCCGACATCAAAGAATACATTGAGCAAACTAAAGGCACTATCACTTACAAATTTTCTGGCGGCAACATGGTTGTTGCTGGTTTGATGTCAGATGCCCAGGAAATGATGCTTTACAACGATGTGGAGCGCGCCAGGCAAACCCTCAACATTGCCAAAGCAATTCTGTTTGCCATCATGGAAGGCGAACTGGTCGGCACTGTTGAGCGTAAATAATCAACCCAGGGGCTACGGCCCCAGAAAGAACATCATGAAAACCACAATCTGGACATCTGGCTACAAGCCCACAAGAGAAGACCTCAAGGGTCTGTTTGAGTCCGAGTTTGAAACATCGCGTGGGTTGGTAATGACCTGCTACACCTTGATTGAGAAAGAGGAGCGCGAGACCGAAGACTGCCAGGGCGACCCTGCCACCTGTGAGCTGCAGTTTGCCCTGGTTGGCGGCATTGACATCAGCGAGGTGCTGGATGCTGGCCTGGTTGAGGACATTGAGATCGAGGCCATGCGAGCCTTTGAAGACTTTGAGGTGGAAGCATGAACTGGGTGGCAGCAGGGCTAATCGCTTTGGCTATGTCCACAGCCTATCTGCTCGATGGACCGTCTGAGCATGACGCCAGGGTAGACACGGCAGAGGAGCGCATCCAAAAGATGTGCGGTGAAAACGCAGGCTGGAAGATGTTGGACGATAACAGCATCCAATGCTACACGCATAGAGGCGCAAAGACTCGGAAGGTGACGCTATGAGTGATGATGATGATCTGGGAACCATTGCGTTCCAAATCACCATTGCGGTGCTGGCGGTTTGCACTCTGGCGTTTGTGTCCCTAGTGGCTGGGTTTCTATGGGGGATGCTATGAACACAGAAGACAGCGAATTTGAGCGCATTGCGGAAGAAGCCAAGCGCCGAGCAGCGCAAAAGCCAAGCATTATTACCCTACAGCAAGCCGCGCAGCAGGCGCTGGAGGCGCTTGAGTTGCTCGCTAAATACGAAAACCCTGCGACAAAGATACAAGTCCGAAAACCTAAAGATGGTGGACCAATAGTGACTATGTACCCGCACAAAGTGGCAACAGAAGCAGCAGCACCATTGCGCGAGAGGCTGGCGCAGCCCAACGAGTTCGAGCCTGTGGCATGGGCTGACATGGACGTGCGAGGCGAAGACAAAGGACTGTCTTGGACGCCGGGCCATTTTCACAAGACGCCCCTCTACACATCCCCACCAGCACAGCGCCCGTGGGTTGGGCTGACGAATGATGAGATCAGGGCGCTTGCAAGTTGGTGGCCTAGTTACGACCAAATGCCCGCTTTAATGGTTTTGGCAAAAGAAATACAAGAAAATTTAAAGGAGCGAAACAATGGATAACTGGCCCTTCCCCATTGAACTGCCCAAGCCGCAGCCAAGCAAACCAATTCCGTTCAACCCAGAAAACTATGAGGATGCGCCGTGGTAATGTCCAAACAAATTCGTGATGCTTTGGCCCAAGCACCTGATGGCATGACTGCCAGACAACTAGCGCTGATGTTGGACGCAGAGCCGTCAGCAATCAATCGTTCGTTGACATTAATGCCAGACACCTACATTGACAGGTGGGAAAAATCGAGAAACAAATACGCTGCTGTTCATTGCTTGGCGTTTGTCCCAGATGATTGCCCGTACCCACGAAACTAAATAAAGGGCCGGGTGCCAGCTTTGTCAATAATGAGTGCTTGACGCCTTGGCTTGTCAGCAATGCTGATGTGCGTCCAGGCATCGTACTCTCGGATAATCTGATCGAAGGGTAGCTTGAGCAACGCCCTCACCACGGCATCAGGAACCATCCCAGGCACTCGGAAGTCACAGGCTAGTCCTAGCCTATGCTGCGATGTGTCCTTGCTGCCCACGGCGTCATTTACGGCCTTGCTGCGGAAGGCTGAGTTAATCATTATTGGCTTGCCGCCTAGCGTGGTTTTGACAGTCTCTAGAAACTCAGCCAACCGTTTTAAATTTGTTAACTCAGCAGCGTTTGGAGTGTTGTCCAACAGCCGGTGGTCAGTGTGCGTCAGTTCCGCAAGCGTGAAATGCGGGGTCACTTTGATGCTACGCCTTGGGTCTTCTCAAACGTCCTAAGACCGCCCAGGCCCAGCATCCCCATCATGAGTTGCCAAAGGTTGTCGTCCAAGCCAGGGAAGGCCAAGGCAGGCATGAAGGCAACCATCATTGGTCGAGCCAGGTACTGGTAGCCCATTGCCAGAGCGCAGACCCAGCCAATTGCTGGACGCCAGCCGCTGACGAATACGGACGGGTTACTGGCCTCTGCTTTGTTAATCTCGGTCTGGGCAGTCATTGCTGCTAGTTCGCCCGACTGTTGCAGCTTGAGCAACTCTAACCGTGCAGCGTCTTGGGCAGCAGGGTCTGGGATTAGTTTGTCAATCAGCTTACCGCCGATGCCAAGGATAGCGTCTAGTCCCAACATAGTTAACCTCCTAAATTAAAACTCAAATTAGCATGGCGAGGGTACTGCACCACTCGTTCCCCCTCGGGGCATTTATATTTGATTGTTGCCAGCAGAGTGGCTGTGCCCGGTGCAATCTTTTCTTTTCGCACCATAGTCAATTGGTATGTAAACGTGTCAATCGTTGGCCCAGCGGGGCCGCTAAATTTACTTGCCGTGGTAGTCGCCTCATGCACCATGCCCGATGCGTCCCTAATGCTTGGCGTAAAACTTTCAACTGAGCAGTCATCCCGCTTTTTGATTCTGGCTACTGTCACATTGATGGGTTGTCCAGCATCTGCCACAATTTTAAAATGCTCTGGTGACCATTCCAGAATTGCCCGGTCAAACCAACCAAACTTGTCGGCAAGCGTATAACCGCCGCCAATGGCTGCAATGCTGGCTGCAACTGCTCCGATGGCTTTGGTTACGTCAATCATTTGTCTTTCCTATTAAATATCTCAAACAACGATTTAACTTTTTCTTCTAACACGGCAATCTTAATATCCATTTTCGCCAGCACAATGATCAGCGTTATCAGCGCCAGCAGCATCGGCCAACCTTTTGCTAATGCCTCGAAGAATTCCATGACTACCTGTGCAGCGTAAGGCTTGCATAGACGATAGCGGACATTGAGACAATCAACACCCCGGCGGTCTTCATAATGACGCCCTCAAGCCGCTTGAGCCGTGCGTTGATTTGTGCGTATCTCTCAGCGCAGACGGCTTCATGGCTGCTGAATTGTGTTTCAAGGCTCATCTTGAACTTTCGTTACTTGCGCTTCGGCCTGCTCTTTGACTTTGACGATTAGAGGCCACACGCCTGTTTTGCTGGGCAACTCGCCCAAGGTTTGCAGGATGAAGTTGATTTCGTTGATGTCAAGGTCTAGGGTCATGCTGCGCCCCAAGGTGTGCCAGTGGCGGTTACGGGGTTCTTTTGCAGTTCGATCTGCTGGGCCAGTGCTGCCTCAGTAACGTCCTTGTCAACACCATTAGCCCAGCACCAATCAAGAACTTCTTGTTGGGTAACGCTTGCGTAGGGGATAGAAGGAGTCGCCAAAGCAAAACTGCAAGTTGAATAGATAGAGGCTGTGTAGTCTCCGTCAGTTGCCGTGCAAGTCCAATGTGCCGTGGTAATAAAGCCGTCAGCGACAAGGTAGTCGGTTTGGCTAATTTTCCAGAGTGTAGTCATGATATTTCCTTTAAAGATTAGATGCCTGCGGCTGCAAGGCGTTTACGGAGTGATTGAACTTCTGCCCACAAAATGGGCACAAGAGCGGAAGCATCCATTTGTTGATAGGTGGGGTTACCTTTGGCATCCACGGCATCTTTTTCGCCAGTGTGCGCGTATGCGGGCGTTTCATGGGCAATAAACATGGGGCGCTCTTGCGTCGCGCCTTTCATCTTACCCATGTAGACCGGCACGGAATCAATCACCGTGCCGCTATCGACCACCGGGCCGCTAATGTCTTTAGCGCGGTAGTCAGATGTGGTGTTATAGGAAACAAGACCTGCCGTACGGTTAAACGAGATAGAGCCTCGCTCGGTAATTGTTCCCTCTGTAAAAAACCCAGCAAAGCGGTTATCCCCAGATGTCGCTTTATTCCATGCAACGTAAGAAAAAGACGCAGCAGTGTTCGCAATTGCCCCGATTGCCTCGTTTGACCCGCCGTCAAATGTTGCTTTCCAAGTATTAAACGGCGCAGAACTGAGGTTGACTAGGAACAAGCCGTTTGAGTCAATACGCGCCCGTTCCGCGCCGGACGTAAAGAACGTCTGGAAGCCGCCATAAGAGTTGGGGCCAACATAGTGGCGTAACTCACCAGAGTTGGCGTTTAATTTGAGGTATGCGTATTCAGCAGAGTCGGCAATCGTTGCGCCAATTACATAACCACGGAAGTTAGTGTTTGTATCATCAGCAACACGAATTGTGGTTCCGCCAGTCCCGTAGAAAACGGCTTTGTTTCCCGGATTTGTGGATGTGCCTACAAGCCATGATCCAGCAGAATCAAAACGACCCACCTCTCGAATCGCGCTGACGCCGTTCGGCCCGGAAGTGACGTTGTTGGTGTAGAACGCAACCGCGCTGTTCCAACCGCTTCCTTCGCGCAAAAAGCCAATACCGCTGGCCACACCAGTGCCGCCCGTGTCACCGGTACCAAAGTACACGCCGTCGGTGTTGTTGGTAACGCCGCCAAGGGACAAGACGCCACCCGGTCCGAAGGAGCCAACATTGGTCACGGTGCCCAGCGTGCCGGGACTGGTAAGGGAGAGTTTTACCTTGGCGTTTGCGGTTGTAGTGGCAAAAAGAAATTCGCCATTTCCGGTAAATCGCGCTCTTTCCGTACCATTCACCCCCAAAATCAGCGGGTTGCTGCTGGAGTTTGTCGTGACCTGCCCAGTGTCAAGTTCAATGTTGCCGCCCAGCGTGCGGATGTTGCCGTTGACCGTCAAACGTCCAGCGTCGGTCGTGGTGCCGAGAAGCCAGTTGCCGCCTGCGGTGATGCGGCCACGGTCGAGGTTGTTAGTGCCAAACGAAAGGAAACTGTTTTCAAGGTTCCACAGGTAGAAAGCAGAACCGTTTACTGTCAACAGCGTCCCGTCTGCTCCGCTTGATCCGGTCGTGCTATTGGTTAACTTAAATTCAGCCGCATTTGCCCCTCCGTCAATCTGAAGTAATCGGCTATTTGCGCTGTAAACAGCAGGAGAACTCGTCCCAATACCCAGACCTGTGCCGGTGAGGCGCATTTGTTCGGAGTTGTTGACAAGAAAAGCCAGCGGCTGCGCGAAGTCGTTGCCAAACAGGGTTGTATTTGGTTCAAACCTAACGACAAAGCCCGTATTGACGCCGTTATCGGCCTGGAATGCGGTACCCGTTGCAGCCGCTGTGCGAGTGTAGACCCTTGCTACCGAAGGAGAGACGCCAACACCAAGTCCCGTCCCATCAAAAGTCAGCGCACTCCCCGTGGTCAGCACCTTGCTGCCGTTGAGGTAGGCCACGCCGTTGGCGGTGCCTCCATTGTGAGTCACTGTGCTGGATGTGGTTAGGGTTGTGAAAGACCCAGTAGACGCCGTAGTAGCACCCACAGTCATCCCGTTAATCGTGCCACCTGTCAGAGTCGCACCGCTTGAGGAGAGTGTGTTTAGCGTGGCTGTAGAAGATGCGCCAAGGGTTGTAAAAGACCCAGCCGCAGGGGTGACGTTACCAATGATCCCTTGCAAGGATGTGGCAGTTGCTACTCCGAGTGTTGGGGTTACTAGGGTGGGGCTGGTAGCAAAGACTAAAGCGCCAGAGCCTGTTTCATCAGTGACAGCAGCGGCAAGGTTGGCAGATGATGGAGTTGCAAGAAATGTAGCTACGCCTGTCCCAAGTCCGCTGACACCTGTGGCAATGGGTAAATCTGTGGCGTTGGTTAAGGTTGCGGATGATGGTGTGCCAAGGGCAGGGGTGACTAAAGTTGGCGATGTGCTAAATACCAGGTTGGTTGAGGTTGTGCCGGTTGCGCCTGACGCCGTGTAGCCTGTGATATTGTTAAACGCTGCTATGCCTGCGCTAGTAGAGTTTGTGCCGCCCAGGGCCACTGTGACGGGTGCCGTGAGGCTAAAC